GTCATCAATCAAGCAGTTGAGCGATACGGGGCGTTCATGTTCTCGGATATTCCAAAAGAGAAGCAACAGTGGTACATGGAGAACGGAATATCAAGCGAAGATAATTGGGCAAGCGCGATCATTAAAGCAATCTGGGTAGCAATTATTCGATTATTTAATAAGCGTGAATATGCAAAAACTCATTGAATTCATCCTCAGTCTCTTTATGAAGAAACCAAAGGAGCCGCCATTCTATTGTCCGCCATTACAGGAGCCGATTATCACCCCCCCTGAGGAGCCACAAGCCCCACAGAAAGAAGCAAAGCCCGAAGTGCTGTTATGGGACACCCCAGAGCGTGCGAGGCATTCTGCGCGGGTGATGTGCGACAATGCAGGACTTACTGTGGCAGAGAAAAATGTCATCACGGCGTGCATAAAACAGGAAAGTGATTTTATGCCTCGCGCAATAGGAAAACCAAATAGCAACGGTACGAGAGATTATGGATTATGCCAGTATAATGATGGAAAAAACAAGAAAGGACAAGCTTATTGGATAGGTGCTGGAGCTGTGTTCCGTGATATTGAGGAAGTACTGAATGATCCAGAAAAGAATGTACGCGTTATGATTTCAGAATTCAAGCGTGGGAATATTAAATACTGGGCAAGTTACTCAACGGGAGCATATAAAAAGTGGTTGTAACTTGATTTATCAGATAAATACATTATTATGAATAAATGAATAAAAAATGTAACATGTGTCCGGAAGTATTTATTAAGGATAAATGGACATCAAATAAGGCGTGGATAACTAAGAAATTTTGTTCAAGAGAATGTTATTGGAAGTCAAAAATAGGAGAAAAACATTCATGGGGACATAAGATATCTGCAAAACTTAAGGGTGTACCAAAATCACCAGAACACAGACAGAGAGTGATAGATGCAATCAGTAAGCCTCGCCCAAATCGTAGGGGTGAAAAACATCCAAGGTGGAAAGGAGATTTAGTAAATTATGGAAGTTTACATGATTGGGTTGCTCGATATCGTGGAAGTGATAAGTATTGCAAAGAGTGTGGTGAAAATAGAGTTAATAAAATATATCACTGGGCAAACATATCTGGAGAATACAAAAGAGATCTAAATGACTGGGTACGATTATGTGTTCCGTGTCACAGTAAAATGGATAAAAACAGAGACAGTATGCGTAAGGTGTGGGAAAAGTCTGGCAATGAATTTATAAAAATAAAAGTTACCTAAAATATCTATGAAATCAAAACTCTATTCAATCAATCTCAAGGATGTTGCGAAAGGACTTATCGTCGCAGTACTCTCGGCAGTACTCACATGGTTGCTTCAAGCATTAAATGCACCCGGCTTCGACTTCTATCAGATGAATTACTCTGAGGTGGGCCGAGTCGCTTTTGCCGCAGGTATTGCATATGTCGTGAAGAACTACCTGTCGAATGCTGATGGACAGGTGCAGTTGGGAAGCATTAAAATAGGCTAACTCCCTCCTACTCCATGCGCGGTTAGCGTCTTCATCTTGAAAGGAGGGATCACGGTAGTAAAAAGGCACTCATTACTGGGTGCCTTTTTGTATGCTATCTATACCAATAATCCTTTTGCAAACACCTTCCATCCTGTCTCTTTCTTTGCGCTGTTTGCCTTGATAAATCCTTCGATGCTCTTGTCCTCGATCAATGTCGGCTTGGCGTGCTTCCCGTACGCCTTGCGTGCGATTGCTTCTTCAAGCTCAGTGAGTGTTTTCTTTGTCATACCTTCTTTCGTTTCGCCTTTGCAAGTATTGATAATGCGGTCATACGACGTTTGACCTCTTCCTTTCCGAGTCGCTTCAACTTCTTTGCTGCTTTCTTTCCCCCCTTGGAGCCATTCTCTTTTGCGGTCTTTGTGGTGAATTTTGGCATACTAGCGGCGTCCTTGAGCTTTTTCTAATGTGATCGTGGCGGTGGCGGTCTCGTTTGAGATACCGTTTAATGCGCGCATTTCGTACTGCTCCACTTTTGTCTGTGCAATCTTTGACGCTTCAAGTGCTTCACCTGACACCTTGAGCATGACACGCGACTGTGCGATTGCGAAACATTCCGCCTTGAAATCTGTTGAGTTCACATACTTCTCGACGGCAATTTCATTGTCCGTCTTTGGTGCGACGTATGTCTTCTGCTCTGTGACAAAGATGCCGGCAACTTGGTCGATACCGGGGCGAGCGTATGCGCCAAGTGCGAACACACAAGCGAATAAGATACCTCCGAGCATGAACTTGAAACGATTCTCTGTGATATATTCCATATTTTATAATGTAGGTTACTAATACGAAGGGACTAGCCTCGTGTACACATTATACCGAAGCGCAAGACTCTTGCAACCGAAGCGGTGTGGATAACTCAGAGCATTGAAGAACCGCCCATAGTGAGCGGTTCTTCGGCTTGCCGCCATGGGTATCTGCACAAGACCAAGCTCTATTGTTCCATCCGTTGCATTCGTAAAGGAGAGAAGAAATGAGATACTTCAAATGTTTTTACTGCCACGGAGAAGTTCGCTCAGGACTCTTTGCATACGGGGTCTGGTTCTGTAGCCACACCTGCCTTGAGAAGTTTAAGGCTGACAATTCTTAGCCCTCACTTGTTGGGGGTTTTTGTTATGATTGCTTGTCAATTGCCTTTCACATTTACAACCTGTCGCAAGGTGTGCTTGATTTGCACCAAATCTTTTGAATTTTCCATCACGATATCAATATCTTTGTATGCCTGTGGTATTTCATCAATCAATTCTGCGCTACTTCGATGAGCAATACCTTTCATTGCTTCCTCCATATCTTCCATTGTGAATCGTTTTCTTGCCTCTGAGCGGGAGAATCTGCGACCTGCACCATGTGGTGCAGAATGAAATGACAATGGATTTTCGAGTCCGCTTACAATATATGAACGCGTCCCCATTGAACCAGGTATCACTCCAAGTTGTCCTTGTTTCATCTGAATAGCACCCTTGCGAGTGAGCCAAACATCAGACCCCATGTGGTGTTCGCGTTGTGTGAAGTTGTGATGACAATTTATTCTCTCAAGCTCAATTTCTTTTTGATGCCCATTCTCACCATAGAATGTATATGATAACTCAGTCATCACTCTATCCATCATTTCATCACGGTTCAGTTTTGCAAAATCCTGTGCCCACATAAGGTCTTCAATGTACGCATTAAACTGAGGCTGACTTTCGGGTATATAAGCAAGGTCGGGGTCTTTCAATGTAATCTTGAAATCGTCCATGAGCTTTTGTGCAATCTTGATATGTTGTGTTGCGAGCTGATTGCCAATACCACGAGAACCAGAATGAAGTACCACCCAAACATTATCATCCTCATCAAGTGAGATTTCAATGAAGTGGTTACCTGACCCAAGAGTGCCTATTGCTTCTTGCCATTTTGACCCAGCTTTTGTTATGCGGTCTTGTTGTTCGCTTGAAACTTTTCCTTGTAGATATTTTACGCGTTCAAGTGCACTCTCTTTTACTTCGCGATTAAAAGCACCCGCAGACAGTGGGATACGGCGCTCAATACCCATTCGCACCTTGTCCAAGTCATCGGGAAGCTGTGAGGCGGTAAACTTTGTTTTCACAGCTATCATCCCACATCCAATATCTACTCCGACAGCTGCGGGGATTATCGCACCATTCGTTGCGATAACGCTTCCAACTGTTGCACCTTTTCCGAGATGGCAGTCGGGCATCACGGCGACGTGTTTGTGAAGAAATGGCATCTCGGAAATATTCTTCAATTGCTCAAGTGCTTGTGGCTCGATTGTTTCAGGATTTAGGAAGGCGATGATTTTTTCATTTATTTTGTACATATCATTCTTCTGTATTTGGGTTTATTGTTAAAACTCCATAGCTTTCCTTCCCTTCAATTTGATTTTTAAGTGTTGCCCGTACGTTTTTATTTTTTTCTGGTGCTTTCTCTATTGCCTCGGCTAATGTGTCACACAAAAACCCATCTCCACCTTCTTGACATCCCCAGCCAGTGTAATCACACCACCCTGTTATGTAGCCAAACTTTCCGTTCTTGAGTTCGACGATGTAGTGCCAAGCGTCGCCATCTGCCCCTCCAGCGACCATTGCGAGAATGTCTTTTACGTCTTCCTTATTAAATGGTGCATATTTCAAACACTCTCTAAAATCATAATCATTCAATCTCGAACCTTCATCTGTAATAATTACTGTCATATTGTTTTTAAGTTAATTTCCCTATATACTTATCTGTCAGCCACCGTCGCACCCTCCTCGTGAGGGTGCTTTTCTTTACCGCACCCTAAGTTTCTTTTTTTCCTCTTCAATCGCAATCATTTTTGCTAAATCTGCGGCAAAGTCTTCTTTGAACTTCGTTTCCTCCGCAAGATTGTGCTCGTACTTCGCTTGTGCGTCTTTGGTTGCCTCTGATACGGCTTCGAGGACGTCTCTCCAGCCTTGCATATACTCCACGCCACGCTGTGTAAAGACAAACTTCTTTTTTGCAAAACTTGCTTCAGATTTATTCGTCGGTTCGAGAATGTCGATTTTGTTGTTGATGTAGTCAATGCGAACAAAGACTGAAATGCCCTTGTGGACAAACCGATATGTCTCTTTGATTTTGTGTTGTGTCATATTGTCATTTCATTTTTACGATTAAGTTCTTCTCTGCTAAATTACAGGCATGTACGTCATCAAACGCGATGTCTACTTTCCCGTATAACGTCTCGTCATATTCCTCTTTGCCAAAACATGCGTGAACATACTTCTCCAGTCCGTACTCCCGCACAATCGACTCAGCATACTCCTTGCCACCTCCTGACCATACATAGATTTTCGTGTTCTTCATCTTCTTGGAGAGTATCTGTATGAGCAGGACTATCTCAAGGTTCACAGTACACCGTGGGCGTAAGTGGATTGGTGTCTGTGGGGGTATGCCTTGATTGTTGAGGATAGTGCCGTCAACATCTATTGCGATGATTATTTCTTTCATGTCTTCAACAATTCAATATGATCATCTATCCATTCCACCACTTCCTTTGCACGACAGCTTGCACACCTTTGAGATGTCTTGCCGATAAGTTGTGGGTATTCGTCAGTGTCTTTTGTTTCACAATTCGCTCCGTAGCCTTTCACGATGATGTGTCTCATGAGTCGGAAGAATAGTGTTTCGATGATGTTCATGGCTTTACACAACTAATTCCACCACAAGCATACCCACATTTTTGTGTGATATAACATATATTTCCATTATCAGGGTCAACAAACCTTAGTATATCGTAATAGCCAACACTGAAAATTCGGTAATCAACTTTGGTTAAATACGCACCAACCGTGAGTGGAAATAGTATCGCCACTAAGATTATTATTTTCTTCATACCTTTTCTTCCTTACTAATAACATCATCAAGCACTGCGAGGACTTGGGAGCGACAGAGCATATACCCATCTCGGTAGTGCTTCATGTCATTTTGCATTTTTGACAAAACATCTTCGGGAATATCTAAGGAGGTTGGAATGTCCTTGCTTATTTCTTCGGGCACTTTCCCCCTTATTTCCTCTACCAACTCAACAGCGAGGGAGGTGATGAAGTCCTTAATTACATCGTAGTTTGGTATTTTATGCGGGTAACCATATTCATTTGTGTACACAGCAATCTCATCAAACTGATTCATTTTTGATTCAATAAATGTTTTCATATATCTTAGTTAATTATTACTCTTCCGTTAAGGATAATTTGCACAAACGGCTCCGATACATCAATGAAGAGGACTGAGCCGATTTTTTCCGCTCTCACCTCTTGACGATGCGTAAACACTCCTAAAAATTTCCTATATTCATATTCAACTTTATAGATTGTTCGTGCTTTTACTAATGGTTTGTTCATTGTGTTTTCCATATATCTTTGTTAGTCAACGATAATAAAACCAAGCGCACCAAGGAACGCTGGTAGTTGTGCTTTGGTGAGTTCATTCGTACCTCCTCGACCATAGAATAATGCACGGTTTAATTCGGCACCGCTAAGGTCGGCACCGCGAAAGTTGGCACCGCGAAGGTTGGCATCGCTAAGGTTGGCACCGCGAAAGTTGGCACCGCGAAGGTCGGCACCGCGAAGGTCGGCACCGCGAAGGTCGGCATCGCTAAGGTCGGCACCGCTAAGGTTGGCATCGCTAAGGTCGGCATCGCTAAGGTCGGCATCGCTAAGGTCGGCACCGCTAAGGTCGGCACCGCTAAGGTCGGCACCGAGAAGGTTGGCATCGCGAAGGTTGGCATCGCGAAGGTTGGCATCGCGAAGGTTGGCACCGCTCGCAAGTCGTTCCTGCACCGCTTCTTTATATGTCGTCTTTGTAGATTGAAATATTATAGAACCTGTAATGCGGTTTTTAATTGCAATGCCCACTACTTTCTCTTCTTTTTTCTCCTGCTCTACTTCACTGATAAACTTCTTGATTTCTTCGAGGTTTTCCAATACTGCTTCTTTAGTCATTTTCATATATCTTTGTTAGTCCTTTGGTTAATTGTTCGTAATTCATTGTGTCGATGTTTGCGAGGGTGAAGTGATAGGCTTCGTGGTATCGGTCGATGTTGCTTTTGTGTCCTTCGGGCTTTTTGAGCACCCGTTGATAGTCGCACCAATTCTTCGTCTCCCATGGCTCACGTCCACATTCGCAGTAGGAGAGAGCTTTTATGGAGTAGCAGGGCATACCTCAACAAATTCTCCCGCTTCTAATTTGTACCAAGTGTCTTCTTTAATATTTTTTCCATCAACAAGCCCAGCTTTGAAGTCGAGCACTACAGTAGTATCTTCTAATGTCTCCTTAATCAGTGCACCTTTCTTTTGCTGTGCCTTGGACCACTTCTCGGCATTACTTTTCGCCTCATCGTAGCTCATGTGCTCGATGCGTTTTGGTGCTTCTTCCGAGGATAGATAGTCGATGATGTGCTCGATGTCGTCTTGTACTTCGGGATTTTTGGCAAGGTAGCTTGCAAGGGATTTGTCTATCCATTGATTGACTCGCTCATCTGCTTCAACAACTTTTGCGTATGTGTGATACTTGTTCATTTCCTTTTAATTTCTTCTCTTATAAAGTCGAGGATTGCTTCTCTAGTTGAAATATGTCCACGTTCGAGGATTGAGTCGAAGATGCTGGGAATTGCGATGGAGAAGCGGTATTCGATGGTAGAGTCGGGTTCTTCGGGGCAAATGCAGTCAGGAGTATAGCTGGAGTAATCCATCGAGAAGTTAAATTCGCACGCTGTATTTTTAGGATTGTGGGACATGTTATTTGATTTTCTTATAACCTACGGGCGTGCCGTCTTCCGACATTTCAACTTCGCCGAAATACTTATCTGCACCATAATATAATACATGTTTCTTTGTATATGGCTTTTTGCATGTTCCACAATAATAAGTAGTGAGTTCAAGGACTCCGTCCCATATATTCACCTTATTTATGTCCCATATATTCACCTTATTTATTTTGTCGATGTAGGCTCCGCAGGTTTCACACTTTGTTTGGGGTTCTATTATATCCATAGGTTTTAAAAATTCTCTTGTTTCTTCCTTCTGATCGCAATAAGCCCAGAAGATTGCGATTGCAAATAACGTAACTGATGCTGTTATGATTATCGTTTCCATATTTTTAATTAAAATCGTGATGATTCTGTTCTATCCAGTTGTCGAGCAGATCGGGTTCGCACGTTCCGAGGGGTTCGTTGGTCCCGATGTCTTCGAGACTTGCACAGTTTGCATAATGCGCACCATTGACTATCTCGGCTCCGTCGCAGTTGCATTCTTTGTTGGTCATACGAATTGTCTTGTTAAGTTTTCTTGAATAAGGATTGGGAGTGCTTGGAGTTCGGCGATCATCTTCTCGTGGCCGGGGATGTAGCGTCGTTCGTGGTAGTCAAAGGCTTTAAGTGTTGTCCGATAGATGATGAAGCTCCGGATACCTTCGCGATAGACATCGCCGAGTGTGCGCCCTCCGCGTGTATCGAGCCACATCTTGAGCACAGTGGTCTTCTCATATGCGGAGTAGTTTATTGGAGTGTGCTCGTAAGTTCTCATTTAGCGGTAATTTGCTGGTACCTTTTCATCCTCTAGGTGTGCGCCCTGAACCGTTGCACCTGCTTTGAGCGCGTCTGTGAGGCGTTTCTCATCGAGGTTGAAGTATTCGTGCGGGATCTGTGCAATGTCATCGACTATAAGCTTCTTTATCGTTCGCCATTGGACCGCGCCCGCATCTGTACTCACGGTTACATCGATATCAGGGAGATTCGCAAGTTTTGTTGATGCCGTATCAATACGCATTGTCCCCTTCTCCACGCGAGCGACGATCTTTTGCTCAGCGATAGCACGCTTCCTGTCCTCCTCTTTCTGGTATGCCATCATCTTGGTGCGGATAGTTGTGACCGCGTTTGTGAGGGCGGTTTCAAATGGCTTCCAGCGTTTGCGCTCGGCAGCGATGGCGTCTAAGAGGGGGCGTGCAACTTTGTTCTTCTCATCGTTTAGATTGTCGAGCGTCTTGTTGGTCTGCGAGAGGAGTACGACTGCTTCTTTCATTTCCTCAGGTGAGGTGATCGTGAGCGCGGTTGCCTTCTGCTCGTAGACTGAGACTTCTTTTTGAATAGTGATTTCTTGTGACATGATTATAAGATTATTCCAGCGATTATAACGAGTATGAACATTGCTCCGATAACTGCGTCGCGCACCTGCGCGGACTGTTTACTGGTGATCATACATATCACGAGCATACTGCTCACTAGGATCATAATCATCACTTTCGAGCGCAAGACAATCGCGCCAGTGATACACTTCTCCTTCGCTTTCTTCAAGGTCGGTGATGCATCCACATTTTTTGCACTTCGTTAACTTCTCCTGATTCATAACCTCTATCATCATTTCCGATGTGTAGGACATAGATTTGTTGTTACTTGTTTAATGTCATCATTATACTGCACACCGAAGCGGAAGCAATACCCTAAAAAAGAAAGGTGTGGATAACTAATATAGCTCCACCTCAACGCGCGGATTATCTTTGCTTATAGCCCCCGTATGGTATTCGGAGGAAATGATATATTTGTCGGTATCATCCGGCCAACACCCGTAATGCGTCATTGCGTCGCAGAAAAACTTCTCTTGGACACAGAGGTAGTTTGCGCGGTCTCCCATACGCCTATCCTTGCGGTAGAGCGTGAACTTCAAGCGGCAAGGTGTCGAAACCTTTACTCCAGTCAGTTGGTCTGCGAGTGCTTCACGATATCGTTTCTTGAGATCATTCGACAGAAAGAAATCCCAGTTGCGGTAATTATTGAGATTCAAATAACACACCTTGTCCTTCTTGGTCTTCCGTGGAAGTGTTATCGAAAGTGGTAAGATGAACTTCATATACAAGCCCCAGTCAGGGAATCGAACCCTGTTTAGCTCCGAATAGTCTGGGGCGAAAACCTAAAACTTCACATCGATATCCTTGTCCTCAGGAAAGAACTCGTCGAGCTTCGCGCGATTCTTTGCTTCCTCGTCAAGAATGTTATTTGACTTCTTCAAGTGATGCTCTTCGATGTAGTCAACCAAGAACTGACGCGCGATACCGAAGTATATCTTCCACTCATCTTTCGAGAATGGTTTGTCCTCTCCGGTCTTCTTGTCTTTCTTGAGCGCTGGACTTGGATATCCGTTAATGTTTTCCTTTGCGTTGAAGTCGTAGAAGAAGTTTTGCAATTTCTTCTCATCTTGGACGACGCTCACCCCCTTGCGGGTCTTGCCCTTCTCATCTTCGAACGCGTAGGGAGCAATCTTCACGGTTTTTGTCATGTCGATAGATGGGAGTTTTTTTGCCATCTCTTCCCCGAATGGGCTGTTCATCGACATGGATACTTTGACTTCGGGTTCATCTCCATCAGTAAGACCAATGATGAGGTTCTTCCCGTAGTCACCTTCATACATTTCCACGCTAGTGATAATACCAGACACATCTTGGTAGACCAATTCATACTTGACTCCGCTCGTCTTCCCGTCACCTGATACCCAGTCGCGACGCTCGGCACCGGGTGTGTCTTGATCAACAACCATGCGTAATGAACCGTCTGAGCTGAGCACATTGAGATAGGAACTTTTCTCTTGTTTGGGCGTTAATGCCATATATTTGTTTAAGTTATTTTTTGTAAGTGCTAATAATATTGTGTTCAATCGGCCATAAACACAAAGAGTGGACAGCGAAAGAACGTCCTACAACATTCAATCACAATCCACTCTTTGGGTACCATGTAGGTGGTAAGCAAATTATACATCAGACTCCTCAATATACGCAATCATTTGTTTCCGTATACGCACCACATAGGCAAGGATACGCAGCACATCCTTGGTGGTCTTCTTTACAGTATACTTCTCAATGCGCCCTGTGAGCTTTATAACGTCATCTGTGCCGTATTCATCGGTTATATAGTCATCGGCAGTTTCCGCCCAATACAGGTCAATTTTGAGCTTCTCGGGAGGTATTTTTTCGACGAGGTAAAGCATCGCAACGTAGAGATCGAGCTGGCGGTGTTTTGATGCACGCGAATGACTCCAAGGCTGCTTCCCTGTCTTAAACTCCGCGAGTATGCCCTCTTCGTAGTTATCGATATGAACAATAAGAGGGACCTTTGCGAAGGTGGTCTCAAGGGTGTACTCAAAATGTTTAAGGCGCGGGATCTCCGGTAAGAAGGTCGGGTCGCTCGCAATGCGGTCGCCGACGTAGGACCCGAAGTGCATCTCTTTGGAGAAGCGTTTTTTGTGGCCTCCGATGACGTAGCGTTTATACCAGTCGGATGCGTTCCTTTCGAAATCGGTCAGTTGGCTCCATGAGAGTGGGATGCTGTTCCAGCGAACGAACTTATTGTCGCACGGCGCGTTGAATCGGTCGTAGAACGCCTTTGTCGGATTTTCTGTACTCGGCTTCGATGTGCTTCTCGCAGTAGGCTTTTTTGTGTTCATAATAGATTTTGGTGTGAGTAATATATGCGGGGCACAGGTGGCATGTGTAGGTTATGGGCGCGGTCATTGTTTCAGATAATTTAGAATGGGGTATCCTTCTTACTGATAAGTTCGAACGCTGCAATGGCTTCCGCATCTTCTTCGTCTACCTCATTTAGTGGTACAGATGTTATTTGATAGAACTTCGAGTTCTTTGCACCTTTCAATTCAAGTGTCGGATCGTTTGCGAGCAGGTCCGCTTTTGTGCCACATTTCAATAGACCACCAATAACCATGGAACCTAATGCCATTCGAGCATATTTATCTCCCGCTAGACCCTTGTCGATAATTTCTTTTGTTCCCACCCAGCGATCAGCATTTTTCTCTATATACTCGTAGACTGCCGTACGCGCCTTTGCGTTTGCGGTCACTGTGTCTTCGTATTCTCCACCGTGCTCAAAGGATACCTTGCCGTTCTCTGTGGTGATTTTCACCTCGAATGGTGCGAGCTTCTGGGTCACTTTCGATTTGAGGTGCCGCATGATAAGAAATCTCTCTCCCTCACGCTCAATTTCTTCAAATGATAGGTGCCCACTTATTGCCGCGTTTATTCCTGATGATCCGCGAGAGGACTCTGCCCCATCTCCTCTGTCAAATTGATTCTTCTTTTTATGGTGGTGGGTGAACACGACGGTAATTCCCTCACGCGTCAGCATTTTCATGCTGTCGAGGACTGGTTGCATTGCGGTAGAGCTGTTCTCATCTGCGTCAGTAAGTGCACGGAGAGAGTCAAACATCACGACACCAATATTGTTTTGCTTACATTCATCAAGAATGACTTTGCAGAAGGCTTGGTCCAGCTTACTTCCTTGTGCGGTACGAAAGAACATTGGAAGTGTTCGATCGGTGATATTGAGTGCCTTAAATCGATCAAGTATGAGTCGTTCTGTGTCTTCTTCATTGACGATCATTACTCCAGATTGCTCGGTCTTAAATGTCCCTAAGAAGTGTTTTCCTTGTGCGATATTTGCCGCCATAACAAAGAACATCCATGATTTCCATGTATTTGGAGGTGCGGATACCATATTCAGACTTCCTTGTTCAAAGAATGGTTCAAGTGCAAAACGGTTCTCAGGGAACTCGGTTGACAAAAGGTAGTCAAAAGTCTTTAGTACGGGTATTTCGGTCGATTCTTTTTCCTCAGTTATGCCATATCCTTGTGTGCGTAACTCTGCGATTGCTGCGTTAAAATCGCCATCATGCTTCAAGAGTGCGTATGCGGTTATCTTGGTGTACGAATTGCGACTATTCTTGTCGTATGGTGCGAATGGCTCAGCATTCGTAGAGAAGATGAACAATCTGTCCCGTCCATCCTCCGACATTCGTGTCGTCGCACTTGTGGACTCTTTATCTTTTTGTGGGCGTGCCCAGTGGGTACTTCCTGTTCGGTCAGTATGACCTTTTATCCATCCAAATGGTGTGAGTATCTGTTCCCATGAAACAGATTGCTCGAAGTCATCTCCGGGGCGAGAGACTTTGAACTCATGCACGCTCGGTGATTTATCAGGTGCTTCTTTTTTTGTCAGGTACTTCTTAAAGAGGTCGCGAGGAAATGGTGCTAGATCAAGAATGCTCCCTGACAGTACTTGATAGTCGTTTATAACCTCAACGCTTGTGCCGTCTTTGTAGGTTTTTTTATATACTGCATGTGATGGTGGTGCAACTACTTGGCCGCCGTCATTACGAATATCAACAGCAGGGAAGTCAGGGAATCCTTTTTGGGACTGATTTATCTCCGCACAGTACTGATAATACTTCTGTACTGCTCCACTTGGGGTGCGGACGGTGTATGTGTCGGGGAACGTGTCAGGGTTGGTGCCAAACACTCCGGGGAGCGTGAAATCAACATCAATAACAGTGATGTTTGACCGCTTCCCCGTGATTATCCCTAATTGGTGGCCTTTATCGACATAGGCAAACATCTCGGATTCCGAAACATCGAAGTCTTCGTCAGTCCATTTACTTAGGACTGGTTTCTTATCCTTATGTACTGGCATAACATGAATACCAGAAAGGATCAGTGCGCTGATTGTTTTCTTCATCTCACTCATAGCAAGAAAGAACTATAATTTGCTTACAAAAAGCACTCACCATTTGCACAAGATCATTATCACATGAACTATATGGTGAGTGCTTGCTATAAACAAATTGGTTAATAAGAATCTTGTGCATGAGATAAGTATACGCTCGTAGTAATTGCTTTCAAAGTGTGGATAAGATTACAGAACAAGCTATGACTATGTGTCAATAAGAAATTTGACAAAAGTGCCCCGTCGATGGCATAATCACAAAAAACTCAAAATATTGATTATATGGCTATAAATATGAATTAAATCTGCCCCGTCAAAAAGTGCTTTCCCTATAAGAATAGAAAAGCAGACGGAGCAGAGCACTCCTCCTAAAAAATACAAACCAGTTTGTCGCTTGCGCTACACCTAAGGTGTATGCGCATAAGCTCTCAAACATTAACGGCAAATCTGAGCATCTAAAGATTGAGCAAAATGACGGGGCACTTTTTGAAGGCTCTGTGTATAGGTTTCAGCTCCGTCTTACTAAATGACGGAGCACGACGGAGCTGATTATATGGCTAGAAATATAGGGGTGTAGGCATTCCCAACAAAAAACCGCCCAATGGCGGTATGATGGAGGAGGTGTAGACGGTTTTTGTGACCAGGTGGATCGTTGTGACAGTTCGTTCCCGATATAGTATGAAAAGATGTTCGGTGAAGAGCACTGACGGAAACCCTCGCCGGATATATTATACACCCAATAGTTATACACAAGCTACTGTTGACATGTTGATAACTTGGCGTATCGTTATAGATATGAAAAACATAATCCTACTTGCTCTCCTCCTACCAGGGATAGCATTCGCATCATTCGATACGAACTTAAAATATGGTAGTAAGGGTTCCTCGGTTATTGAATTACAAGAGTTCTTAGTAGATCAGGGATGCTTGGTAAGCGAAGCAACCGGAAACTTCTACTCGCTCACACTCCGTGCTGTAAAGTGCTTTCAGTCTGCTCACGCGCTTCCGGTAACAGGGTACTTCGGCCCAATGTCGCGTGCGGTCGCAAATGATATGCTCGTTGCGGAGACCGCGTCATCGACTGAGGAGGAGGTGGCAACAGTTGGAGCGGTCGTACCTGTTATCACACCTGCGCCCGTAATGGCAGAACCTGCACCAGTTGCAACGACGACAACGATCATTCAGTACATCACATACAATACTCCTGCACCCGCACCTGTTGTTACTCAACCCGTTGTCGTTCAATCACCTGCGCCAGCAGTAGTGCATCCACGACTTTATATGGGAGACAATCCACTGTATCACTTCACAAAAGACACTGAGTGGGGATATTTTACCGCAAACTATACTTTTGCGGGTGAGCGCATCTCTTTTCTTGCTTTTGGTGTATACCCTGATGAGCCTGATTCAAAGCCGTTAGCGGGAGCACCTTCTTATGAGAAAGGTGTATTTAAGTTTATATCTGCCGTACCATTCCCTGCGGGAAAGTATGTTGTAAAGGTGAGGATTGCTGGTAACGCGTCAGAAGGTATGGGACAGAAGGTTTCGATGTGGACGAATGATTCAGATCGCGTGACCATTGAGAATAAGTAAGAATTGTTGTATACTGTAGGAATATGGCAATGATACGCGACGGTGAGTATCCACCAAATATTGAACTTGTTCGCTCAATTTTACCTATTGATAGAAGTGATATTGTGTTTTCTTATTTTCCAGATATTTATAATCCATCAGGAAAGACTATTTATGCTGACTTGATGATACATGAAGAGATGCATTTGGCAGAGCAGGAACGTATGGGTGTCGACAAGTGGTGGCACAAGTATCTGCACAATAAAGATTTTCGATTCGAGCAAGAAATAATTGCGTTCGCGGCGCAGTATGCGTATGGACTCAAGGCGTATAAGCGTAAGGTTGCAGATAAGATGCTTTCCGATTTTGCGCTTTCGCTTAGTGACGGTATATATGGTAAAATGAACACCTATAGTGCAACTGAAACTATTATCAGACGTAAATCAAAAGAATATGGCGACACCAAGGAAAGACCCTAAGGATTATCTGAAAATGGGAAGACCGACAAAATATAAGCCTGAATTTGTTGCAATGGTTGATGAATATCTTGCGGATTGTGAAGATGAATATACTGAATTCCATAAAACTCGTGGAGATAAGTCTGATTCGTATGATCGCTTAATAAAAGTTAATCTTCCATCTCTTGTTGGCTTCTCTCTGCGCATCAATGTTGACGAGACAACCATGTGGGAATGGGCAAAAATATATCCAGACTTTTCCAAAGCATTAGACAAGATTAAAAAAATTCAGCAAGAGCGATTGGTAAAAGGTGGCTTATCTGGTGAGTATAATCCGATGATTGCCAAACTTGTGTTGTCCGCAAATCATGGAATGCGCGAAAAATCAGACATAACAAGTGATGACAAAGCAATCATGGCGCCAATCTCCGGCATGAAAATATCAAAAGATGACTAAAGGCATAACCCTTGAGTTTCGCACAAAGAACGAAAAACAAATCCAAGCTGCCGAGGCATGGCTTGATGACTCTGTCGAGGAGATATTATATGGAGGGGCTAAGGGAGGCGGGAAGAGTTATCTCGGCGTATCCCTCATTTTCGGCGACGCGCTTATATATCCCGACACATCGTACTTCATCGCTCGCAAGGAATTAAACGATTTGCGCAAGTTCACTATCCCATCTATTCACGAGGTGTTCAAGAATTGGAAAATAAATATTGATGACTATACCTCATTCAATGGTCAAGACAACTGCTTCAACCTAAAGAACGGATCAAAGGTATATCTCATCGCATGTAGCGAGCAACCAAGTGACCCATTGTTCGAGCGCTTTGGTTCTATGCAGATGACACGCGGATGGATAGAGGAGGGGGGAGAAGTCGAGGAAGCGGCCAAAGCGAATCTCGCACTCTCTATCGGTCGCAAAAATAATGATAAATATAAGTTGAAACGTAAACTGCTCATCACTGCAAATCCCAAGAAGGGATGGATGAAGAGAGATTTTGTTGACCCCGCAAAAATGGGTGTACTCGCTCCGTCGCGCCGATATATCCAAGCATTCTCAACTGACAACAAATATCTTCCAACTGATTATATCGAAGCACTCCGCAATGAGCGCGACACCATTCGACGTCAACGTCTTTTTGAGGGTAATTGGGATTATGATGAGGACATGGACTCCCTCATATCGTTTGACGCGCTATGTGACACGTTCAGCAACACAATCGTGAAAGACGGCAATAAGTACATTGTTGCTGATATTGCTCGCCTCGGGCAAGATACGACGGTTATATCAGTGTGGGATGGACTCGAATTGCGCGGAGTCGAACAACTTTCAAAGCAGGCAACGAATGTTGTCGAACAGCGCATTAAAGATGTTGCGAGCGCAAATCAAATACCTTACTCGCACATCCTCATCGATGAGGATGGAATTGGTGGTGGTATCGTTGACCACCTTTTTGGTGTGCGCGGATTCATGGCAAATAGTACACCACTTCCAACGGCAAACGAGATACGCGGGAAGCAACGTAAGGCAATGCATGACTTTGTTCCAAAGACGAACTTCAAGAATCTGAAAGCGCAGTGCGGTTGGAAACTTGCCGAGCTTATCAATGAACATAATCTTGCTATTCGTGTGCCCGAGTATCGTGACGCAATCATCGAAGAATTGACTGCGATACTCCGCGACAGAGAAGTTGATGGAGAGGGAAAGAAACAACTCCGCAGTAAGGACGAGGTAAAGCAAGAAATCAGTCGATCGCCGGATATTGGTGATGTGTTGCTCATGCGCATGTTTTTTGAATTAAAAAAGGAAGCACTTGATGAAAATCCCGAGCGAGTTATTCTCGTTGAACGACAAAATGCAATGTTGATTCGCAATAAAGGTAACGCAGGTTTGAACTCATCGCGCTAACATGGTATAATTTATTAAGTTTATTCATTCGGTGGGACGAATGATATGACCACAGAAACAATACAAGATTTAGTGCGCAAGGCGGAAACAGAATATGAGTCAGGCAAAACGATAAAATCGAAGTATGTTACTGTTTCGCTCAAAGATGATATCGAGAAGATAGATGCGTACGCGAATTCGAAACATATCAGTGGCGAAACAGATTCACTCGGTCGCGAGAAGCCGTTTTTCAATATCGTCATCGCGGCGATGAACATCTGGTATCGTGCAACAGACATCGATCGTGCGAATATCAATATACGCGCGACAAGGTCATCGGACCACATCTTGCAGATATTTTATAATGCGAAAGTCCAAGAGTGGATGAAGACTGCAAAGTTTGGAGTATTTTTGAATAAGTGGGGACGTACACTTTCAAAGTATGGCTCGGCAGTTGTTGAATTCGTGGAAAAAGATGGCGAACTTGTACCATCCGTGCTCGATTGGAATAACATCATTGTGGACTCTATCGCTTTTGACCACGCTCCACTCATCAAGAAAATATACTACACACCATCACAGCTTAAAAAGCAAAAGAATTATGACCAGAAGCTGGTTGACGAGCTCCTTACTTCGCTTGAAACACGTAAAACGCTCGGTAGGCAATCGAAAGATACCAAAGCAGATTCTATTCTTGTTTATGAAGTGCATGGAGAGCTATCGCTTGCGCAATACAAACAGGCCCGTGGCGAGGAGGTGAAAGATGGTGATGAAAATGAATTTTTCCATCAAATGCACGCAATCTCGTATGTTCGCTCAGGGCGACGTGGTGCAAATAGAAACGAATACGAAGACTACACGCTTTTTGTCGGCAAAGAAGATAATCCTCACATGATTACACATCTCATTGAAGAGGATGGATATATTCTTTCAATGGGAGCCGTCAAATCTCTCTTCGAGGCGCAATGGATGACCAACCACAATGAGAAGAACATCAAGGATTATCTTGACCTTGTATCAAAACTCTTACTGCAGACCGATGATGATAGCTTTATGGGCAAGAATGCGGTTGAGAATCTCGTGGGTGGAGAGTTCATCATTCACAAGTCAGGTATGCCACTAGTACCTGTGCAAATGGGAAACAGTTCCGGTGCACTCCCCGAACTTCGTAACGACATGGTCAATTGGAAGAATCAGAGCATGGAGGTTACAAGCACGCCCGACGCACTCCGTGGTAACACGATGCCATCGGGAACACCCGCAATTCTCGCAGAGCAACTCGCGCAACAGTCATCTTCGCTTTTTGAGATTATGCTGGAAAACAAAGGACTCGCCCTCGAAGAAATGATGACTCGTTTTGTCCTTCCATTTATTGATAAGACAATGACCTCGAGTGATGAAATAATGGCAACGCTTTCCGATGAAGGCATCAAGCAATTTGATTCGATGTATGTTCCGAACGAAGCTATCCGTCGCTATAACAAGCAGGCGGGCGAACAGATACTGAATGGAGAATTACCAAGTCCGTACAAATCTGATATCGCAGAGCAGGCGATACAGCAAGAGCTTGCCCCAATGGGACGCACACGTCCACTTAGCCCGGAAGATATTAAAGGACAGACATGGAAAGAATTGTTCAAGGGTTTTAAGAAGCGTGTTGAGGTGGAAGTGACGAATGAGATGCACAATAAGAGCACGCTCCTCTCTGATCTAAACGCGACACTCGCAAATCTCGTAAGAATGGGCGATGTGGAAAATGCACGCATGGTACTCGGAAAGATACTTGAAGAAACATCCGCAATCTCACCCGCCGAAATGAAAGCAATACAGAGTGCGCCAGCACCACAACCCAATGCCCCTCAACCATTACCAGTCGGTGGGTCGAACGTACTTGGTGGTTGAGGATAATAAATAAATAACGAACATATGAAAGATTTTGCTTATACAGACGCGCAGATCGCACATCTCAAACGCCTTTTTGCAGGAAATGATACGGGTATCGAGGCGATACGCAATTATCTCCTACAATTTGACCTCACGAGTGCACATAAGGCATTCTTGATGACGCTTGATGACTCTGACATTGCACTACTCACACACCTTTTCAACCCACTTGCGAATGCAAATAGTGGATTGCAGAAAGTAAATGATGTGTGGCTGAGCTTGTCGCTCGGAGAATTGCCACTTGATAATGCGTATCTAAAAATAGTGTCGCGCGCAAAGGTAAGTGCGTACATTAAGGAGCGACTCGCGAATATTCGCACACCAGATATGCCATCATCATTTGTGCTCAACGATACATTCGAAAAAATATTGACGAGCAAGATGGAAGACCGTTTTGACATTGTTACAGATATTGAGGCTCGTAGAACACTGTTGCTCCAAGTTGATTTTGAACTAGTCCGTGCAAAAATGTTCATAGGGAAAAAGGAGGAAACCGTAGAAGAGACAAAGGCACGCTTGAGCATGGATTCATCGAAGTAGTATTGACATTAAAAATGTGTTATAATAGTAGTAATCGGACTTGTTGGTCGTCCTAAAATGCCTCCTACAAATATGGAGAACGAACATGGTTTGGATACCTTAATCCAAGAAAAGCTTGATGGCGATACAGACTTCCAGTCATCACTCGATGGTCTCTCAGATGATGAGGTGACTGCGAAAATCGAGGAAAAAAAGAGAGAAGTCATTCCGCAGGTCTTCAAAGAGATTTCTGAGAAGGCAGCAAAGCACGAAGAACTTGCAAACAACTATAAGACGCGCGCTGAGAAGGCGGAGAAATCTGCCAAACAGAAAAGCGGGACCGAAGAGCCAAAGCAATCAACAAGCGAATTATCATCGAAAGACGTTTTTGTCCTCATTGAGGCAAAAGTATCAACTGACGATATTGACGATGTTGTTGCGTATGCAAAGTTTAAGAACATCTCTGTTGCTGATGCAGTGAAAGACTCAACGATGAAGGCAATACTTGCGGACAAGGTAGAAAAGCGTAACACCGCAAACGCAACAAGCACAGGAAAGCAGACACGCACGCAAACGCGATCAAGCGATGATGCAATCCTTAAGGGGTTCCGCGAGGGGAAGATTCCTCAAGCAGGTTCACCGGAAGCACAGCGATTGTTTGAGTTACGCCGAGGACTGAAATAATATCGGTGGGATTAGTTAGCACTAACCCCTAATTTGTGAATACTCAATCAACATACGGCGAGCGAGATACTTATCTCAAAAGCCAGTACGACATCGTGCTCCGCAACGCACTTGTCACAGAAAAGATTTGTAAGGTAGATAGTTCTGATTCAAAGCGCATTCAGAATCCTTACGGTAGCCAGCCAACAGCAACAATTCAGGCAGTCGCAGGCACATACTCTGTTACCGCTTGGACCATCACCGATGACGCGCTCACGGTAACAGATGAGGTCATCTACGCAGAGCATATCTTTGCACACGAGGACTTTTTCGCAGTGTTTGATGTCGCGGCATCCCGCCTCGACAATATGATGTATGCAGTCGCATTCGGTATCGACAAGTTCGTGCTGAATAATCTTTGTGAAGACGCGACAGGTGCATATACAACCCCTGTAGGCGGATTCACGACTTCTGCAAACATCAATGAGATCATGGGTAACCTTGTCTCAAAGGTCGCAGGATACCAGACGAATTACTCGGATGGCGCAGGCATGTTCATTGTCGTAGAAAACACTGACCTTGTCGGATTCGCAATAGCGGGTGCGACAAACGGATATACATTCGCTGACGCTCATCTCCGCAATGGAATCATGGGTATCTGGATTGGTGTGGACATCTTCGTTGTTCGCTCAGGTACATTCGTTTCTGCGACACTCGGAACAACGACTGTTACGAACTCAGGTCATCGTGTCTTCGGAGTAAAGAACTCCGCAACATACGCATCACCTCGTGGCATTCAGTACGACGAGAAGGGTGTTACGGGAAAGACTGGTCGCGAAATCGTAGTTTTCGGACTTATTGGTTTCAAATTGTGGGCGCAGAATGCCGGACTCGTTGTCGACATTACGCTTGCCTAAATTATTCACCCCTCTTGGGGTGTCTCATGGAGATGCTCCCACCGACGTCTCCAGCAGACGCTCCGAGAGGATAACATTAACGTAATATGGAAAAAGAAACAGACATTACGGCAAAGCCATCAAAGAAAGTTGTCGAAGCCGCAGCGGAGCCTGTAAAGAATGCTGTTAACGGCATTATCGTGGGTGATCCACTCATTCTCAAACCCGTAGACCTCCCTCTCGTTGTAAAACCTGAAAGTGGTGCTTGGGCAAATGATGCACAGGCAGAATTCGCAAAAACTATCAACGCATACGCTTACTCAAATCCAGAGAAGTGGAATATTAAGAAGGATGCACTCATTAAACAGTTGCTCGAACTTGAGAATGATCCTAACAAGCTCTTTGTTTTTCGTGGTGAGCGTGTTGATGGTATTTCGGGGAATGTATCATTCAAGAATAACATTACACAAAAATAATATATGAAGAAAAACGTAATTATTGCAACAGTGGTCGCCGTACTTGCGTTTGTTGCAGGTACAGTATTGCCAGCAGATAAGGTTGACCCTGTACAGCCTCCTATTGTTGGGGGAGTATCATCACCAGATATCTCAAGTCCATACTTGTCATTTGGTAACGTACGTCGATGGGCAGCACGCCCACCGTTTACAGCAGCAACGACAACCATCTGCGCTATCCAGTCCCCAGTTGCAACATCAACACTGGTGTCCGCATCGTGGCAGATAAACACAGGTACTTCAACGGCGGCAACTATTGATATGGGTACATCAACGACACGGTACGCAACGACAACAAATCTTGTTGCTGCAAAGTCTGTCGCATCAGGTGCGCGTGGCTATGCAACATGGTCATCAGCAGGTGGGTCTGTGGATGATTCAGTCATGGCTCCAAGCACATGGGTAGTTGTAAAGACTGCAGGTGCAGGACTTGGTGGGTACACTTACGATGGTACTTGTCAGGCAACGTTCGAGCAGATATAGCCTATATCCCTTAGTCTTTTGGCTAGGGAGAGGACAGATAGACTCTTTCTTCCCCCAAGCTCAAAGATAATAATAACTCCACCATAACCTATGCAATTCTCAGACATCACAACAAAGTCAGGTATCATCCAACGCTGTGAGGCGCTCACGCTTCTCGGTGATGGAGGAATCTCGAATAACGCAACGCTCTTGAAGCAGTTCACGGGGTATATCAACAGCGCGTATTTTGAGGTGTGGATGGCGCAGATGTCTGTTGATCGTTTAGCAAAAGTGGATGATTACAATTATACTGATTTTCCCGACGCACCAATCACACTCGTGCTTGACCAAGCGGACTATACAATTCCCGTTGCGACTACGGGTGCAAATCTTGCTACATTCTTGCGCTTGAATGGTGTGTACCTTCTCAAAGACGGCGAGCGCACCTATCTCACGCTGATGGAGGATAATGGTTCGGTAACAACCACTAGTGGGATGCCAACACAATACAAGAGACATGGAGAAAGCATTATATTTAATTGTCCACCCAACGCTGCAACGCTTTCGGATTACACTAATTTCTATTTTGAGTTTCAGCGTGTCCCTGATGCGTTTGTTTCAACTGATACAACCCAGGAACCTGGATTCATGGAGACATACCACGACCTACTCCCCCTCAAGGCGTCCGCGACATACCTTCTCCCGACAAACCCCAATCTCGCAAATATGTATGAGCAACGCTTTCTCACGCGTCTGGAATTGTTTAAGCGTGATTATGCGAATATGGATGATCATATTCCAAAACGATTTAGATCAAAGATGGAAAGTAATAAATAACCATGCCCCTCCCATCAAGAAACAATTCAACCTATGCACTCCCCAATCGCAACACTGGGGTTTTGTTGAAAGAGGACGGCTTTGCGTTACTGCAAGAAAATGGTGATGAGATACTGATTGAGAATCCAACACATGATCCAAACCTGTCTGCGAGAAATGCGTCAGCATATTCACTCGGTGCACGCTCGACAGTAATAACGCAGGGGACACCAATGGGACTTCTTCTTGTGCTTACGAGTGTCACAAACATACTGAGCGGAAGAAACTCATCAGCTTATTCATTATCAGTAAGAAACTAATATGGCAGACTCAGCAGTAAACATTACAGAGGGCACAGGTACGGGAATCGACACGCGCACTGAAGCGACAAACGGCAATCATCGTCAGGTGGTTGTGCTTGGCGACCCATCGACAAACGCAGGCGTTGCACCCGTTGATGCAACAGCAGGACTCAAGGTGGACTTGGGTGCAGATAATGATGTGACGATCACTGGTAGCGTCGCGGTCACGGGAACATTCTATCAAGCTACTCAACCTGTCTCTCTCGCCTCTGTCCCCTCTCACGCTGTTACAAACGCAGGAACATTTGCTGTACAGGACTCTGGCGACGTAGCGCACGATGCCGCAGACTCTGGCGCACCAGTAAAGGTGGGCTTCAAGGCTTACGCAAACGATGGGACCGCACCACAAACCGCCGTTGCAGAAGGTGACCGCGTAAATGGTATTGCCGACTTGCAGGGCAGGCAGTATGTATCCACCTCGCACCCGTTCTTCTTCCATGTATCCGCAGATTATGCCGCAGCACAGACGAATGCCTCAGTAAAGGCAGCTCCAGGCGCAGGACTCTCCATCTACATCACGACACTTTCCATCTCAAATGGTGCAACGGCGGGAAATATCACACTTCTTGACGGTTCAGGTGGTACGGTACTCTATGAAATATATCCCTCCATCAATGGTGGCGCGACCCTTTCTCTCCTTGACCCAATCAAACTCACAGCGAACACCGCACTTTGCATTACCAGCACAACGGTTACCACACACGCAGTCTTTGTCTCAGGGTTCATAGCATAAGATATGATAGAACTTACTCAAAAAAGAACCTATACCCAAAAGCATTTCAGAAATGAAGATGGAACTTTCAAGACGCAAGCGCACTTGGGGCATATTCATCATAAAGATATTGACGGAAACTTTATTGACTCCGATATTTCTTTCGAGGATATGGGTACATATTGGGAAATGACGAAGCACAACTATCACTTGAAAGTGCTCAAGGACTTCTCTGCACCCACACTCATTGAGTACAAGAACGTATGGGAGGGAAATAATCACACCATCACATACGACCCAGTGAAACTTGTATGGGTGAATAAGACAAATCTATCGGACATGGTTGTGTTTCGTAATCAGCAAACCGTTCAGGGTGTGCTCGATGGCAAGGTGATTAAGTATATGGGTGCGTTCGGTGCAGGAATAGATTTTGAAATAACACTTCATCGTTCAGGCTTCAAGAAGGAGATTGTCATTCAATCACTCGCCACTCTCGAAGCACCACCCACCCCAAATCATAAACTTGTTGCATTGTTTAAGTATGGAGGTAATGCGATCAATGTGAAGAATAAGGCTAATGGTGTGCTGTGGGACAAACAAGGATACATGGAAAGTCTTGCGGGTTTTGAGATACAGGAAGCCGACCCAATAAAGAAGTCAATCATCAAGCCAGCGTATATCATTGATAGTAAGACTGGAGTACCTAACCCACAACCAATAAAAGTGTTTTGGAAACTCCATAACGGAAATCTTTTTCAGGCAAAAGTGTTTCCAAAAGCATTTCTTCAAAGTGCTATTTATCCAGTAAGGGCAGACACTGTGACTGCTTATTACTCTGGTGCTGGTGATGGATATGTATACTCCCCATCCCCAGGAACAGGTGTATGGTCAACAGCACACGATGGCACGACTGGGTCTTCTGTGGATTACACAAGTGCCACTGCTTATACGCATTATTGTTCATACGAATAAAATATGGCTGGATATTACATACTAAGACATTCATTCCCAGTTGATACGTCAGGCTTAGCTGATGATGCTGTTATTTCTGCTGCGACATTTTATATCAAGGGAAACAGTGTTTTAATCAACCTTGACAACGACGCACAAGCATATCTTGCCATCGTACAAACAACAACAGCGTCAGATACCACACTCGCAACATCAGATTGGGATAATTTTGGTACAACAAAAGGTTCTGCTGATGTTGCAAATAGTGGATTAAGCACATCTGCTTATAATACCTTTACACTTAATTCAACAGGAAGGGGCTGGATAAATAAAACTGGATACACAAAGCTTGCAATCCTCGAAGGACATGATATTGAAAATGTGGCAGTTGCGGCAAGAAACTCGATGGGTGCAATTATGTCCGAGACTGCTGGTACTGGGAGTGACCCGTACCTGGAAGTTACCTACACCGTCGCATCCACTACCACCCCTACTCGCATGATGATGGGGATGGGGACTTAATATGTTATAATACATCAAATATGACTTACATTGCTACAATTATCGCCTCACTCTCACTCATTGTTTCCGGCTGGTTCGGTGTACAAGCAACACAAGCACCTAATGTGGGCGCAAACAGCACCATTTCCGCATTATCCTCGCTTACCACACCCGTGGACGCAGACTCCTTGCCGATCGTGGACACCACGGCAGACCCCGACACAACCAAACGCCTCACGTGGGCAAATCTCAAGGCAACGTCAAAGGCATATTTTGACGGTATCTATCCGCAAGCAACGGGTTCAACGACTATTACCACACTTGGCACGATTACATCGGGAACATGGAACGGCACTGCCCTCACTGTGCCCTACGGAGGAACAGGTTCGACAACATTAGCAAGTAATCAGGTGCTACTCGGCAATGGTACGGGCAATATCGGCGTAGTTGTTCCCGGAACTTCGGGTCAATTCCTCACTTCGGCAGGGACAGGCGTTGCACCAACATGGACAACCGCAGCAGTCAGCCTTGTTGCGGACAACACATGGACAGGGGCGAATACGTTTACGGCGACGACAACGTTTGATGGAGCAATTTCAGGAAAAAATCTTGGTTTTGGTTATGATGGTACTATAGTTTTTGATGGGTCATCGACAATTCTTGGACTTGTGCCAAGTGGTAGTGCATACACTCTCACAAGAGATATTCAAGCAATCAATCTTACCGTAAATAGTGGTGTTACTATAAATACTGCGGGATATTTTATTTATGCAAGAGGCACACTTACGAATGGTGGAACTATTCAGAATAATGGTGCAGTGGGTACTGCCGGCGGTTCAGGTGGCGCAGGTGGCGCAGGCGGCGCTGGCGGTTCAGGTACTGCTGGCACTACTGGTGGCATTGGTGGCACGAATGGCGGAGTTAATACACCAGGAAACAATGGAGGAGCGGGAGGAAATAAAACTGCCGTTGGTGTGGTTGGGATTGCTGGTGGCGCTGGTGGCGTTAGTGGTGGATACTCGGGTGGTGTTGGTGGTGTAGCTGGCACTCTTACTGCGGAAAATTTAAGCATCACATTCCCCGCAATTACTACGATGTCCACATCAACGTCTGGTACGGTTTCTGGAACATCAGGAGGAACAACTGAGGTATGGGGGACAACAACCCCAAATTCTAAGGCATATCCCATTGGTTCGACTAATGGAACAACCTTCGGAATAAACAGTGGTTCGGGTGGTGGTGGTGGTGGTGGTAGTGGTGCAAATGAGGCGGGTGGAGGGACTGGGGGTGGTGGTGGAGGTGGAGGAGGAAATGTTACTCTATTTGCATACGATTTTGTAAATACAGGAACAATACGCTCACTTGGTGGCAATGGAGGAAATGGTGCTAATGGAACAGGCTCTGCTGGTGCTGGTGGTGGTGGAGGTAGTGGAGGTGCTGGAGGAGTTATAATTTTAACATATTATACTTACTCTAATACTGGAACATATTCTGTTGCAGGTGGCACAGCTGGTAGTGCAGGATCAGGATCTGGTGCTGGTGCTGGAGTAGCAGGAAACGCTGGCACCACAGGCAAAATCTTCCGAATTAAACACACAATCTAACCCCCCCATGCAAACCATCTACTCCGCACTCAAGTTCGATAAAGGAATCACACCGAAGGTCTATACAAAAGACTCTGCGACGCGTATTGAGCACTTCGACACGATCACGGAGGTGTTGCGCCCTTTCCGTACATTGATTTCTTCTCCCCACAACCAAGGTGGTGGCGTAACGATCGGACAACTCGCGCTTATCAATTTCGATATATTGAATGACGTACTCTATGCAGTGGGTACCGACCATGCAACACCAACGACGGGGGCGATATATAAATGGGATACAACCGCGTTTGAGTGGCAGAGCAAGCAGTCTTTTGGCGGTACACTTGTACCCGACGCAGTGCTTCAAGCACACGCATCGTATCTCTTCGGAATCGTAAACGGAAATACACTATACCGCTTCTCGCCACCAAGTACATTGAGTATGTCATTTTACTCCCTCGGCGCAACGTACTCATATTTCTGTGACCCCATTACGCACTCAAAAGACGGTATCATGTACTTTGGTTCAGATAATGTGCTTCACAAAGTTGATTCAACGGGTGCTACGGGCTCAGTTGCGCTCACACTGCCCAATGCAAACTTTCGTATTACCTCACTCGATGAGCAAGGTAATTTCATCAACATCGTTGGCTTTGACTATCTTACTGGAGAATCATCGTCGCTCTTGTGGGACAGAGACACCAGCGTTGTTGACCTTACAGAGTCGGTGAGTCTTGGAAGAGACATTGTTGTACATAATGCAACACTGCTCGGAACAACATTCTTCGTGCAACATCGTCAAAATATCAGCAACACTTCTTTTGCTGAAAAACCGATGTTGATAATCAAGTACATGAACGGGAATATTCCCACGACATTGTATGAGTTCCCTGTCGTAACCATTGGCGCAACAAGTGGTTTGATCGGTGGAAAATACACGGACAATGAGCGACTTTACTTTACTGCACGAATACAATTTGACGGCGAATCTACCGCGCGAAACGTGGTATTTTGCCTCGATTACAAGGGGAGACTTACTATTGCGCAGAACGTTGCAATAGATACTGGAACAGTGCTTATGAAAGGACTCATTCGCAACGGTGAGGGGTTTTGGATAGGTGCGGGGGCTGACGGTGCATGGAATACCACAACGTCGTACGCAACAGTATCTGCCTTTGAGACGAATGATATCCGCGCAGAGAATCTTGGAGAGAATATTCAATTCATTGAGAGTTATATTACTTGCGAATCACTACCAAGTGGAGCTTCGATAGTACTCAAAGCACGTAAGAACACGGAGACAACATTTACCACACTCAAGACATTTGACACCGACGGACAAACAAAACTCAAGCTCACCTCACTCGAAGCAGTGAATGCACTCAATGGTTTAGACGGTGCGCGACAAGTAAGATTCAGGATTGAGAGTACGGGTGGTGCAACAATAACAGGCTTTCAAGCATTCTTTACTACTAAACCCGATCAAGGGAATGGATAACATATATGGATGAACAAAAAATACGTGAGATAATCCGTGAGGAACTCGCCTTTATGGTAAAAAGCAAGAAGCTTGTGTTCCCGTACCCAATGCAGATACTTGATGGAAATGATATTTTGCTTGGACAAGCTCATGGAACACGTATTGGTACTACTGCAACACAAAAGCTCGGTTTCTTTGGTGCAACACCAGCAGTACAACAGGCAGCAATTCCGACTCCCGCAGGTGGGGCGACTATTGATTCCTATGCGCGTGCACGTATTGATGATATTCGCGCCGTGCTTTATACCTTCGGATTTACTGCACCGTAAAATAATGTTATAATTAAAGAAATATATGCCATCTCTTCCTTACGATACAAATGCACTCATCAAGCAAACGCAGGATATGCTCGCGCAGACCGCAGCACAGGGCACAACTGCATTCAAGGGCTCGTCATACGATACCATCACCCCCGCCGCACTTGCACCCGTGCAACCGTTCAAGCCTGTGACACCCACGGTGGTTAATCCTGTTGTCGCACCAACTGCGCCTGTTGTGACGCCTACCGTGACGCCACCTGTTACACAACCAACGTCCTCCCGCGAAGACATCATCAATCAGGAGTACGCACCACTCCCCGGAGATGCAGAAATCAGCGACACCCGTCGTCTTATTGCCTCACTTGGTGACGTCAATACGCAGGAGGTCGCTCGTCGTTCGCAGCTTGAAGCAGACCCAATATACTTAGCGAAGAAACAGCAGGTGCAAGACCTCACCGCGCAATTCGACCAACTGGCGAACGAATACAAAACAATCCCACTACAGGTACAGCAAGACATCACTACGGGAGGTGCCAACGTAACCAAAGGTGGTGTCGCACCTATTCAGACGGCACAGTTACGCCAAAACGCCATCAAGCAACTCGGTGTCTCATCACTCCTTTCCGCTGCCAACGGGAATCTTTCCCTTGCCATTCAGCAAGTCGATGCCGCGGTCAAAGCAGAGTTCGACCCGAAACGCGCACAGCTTGCCGACGCTCGCGCAAATCTTGAAATGTATATGAGCGACCCCGCACGCACAACTGAGGAGAAGCGTCGCGCGGCTATTACCACGGCACGATTGGACGCGGCAGATGCGCAAGTGAAAGCAGATGAGGAGAATAAAACTGCAATCTACGACATGGGAATCAAGGCTGTACAACTTGGTGCAGATAGTCTCACATTGAGTGCGATAAATTCGGCAAAGACAAAAGAGGAGGCACTGCAGATACTCGCACAGAGTGGGCTTATAGCACCCGCCAAAGCAAAACGTGAAACACAGGTGGTGAAACTCGACAATGGAAGTACTGTGCTTATAGACACGCAGACAGGGGAGATCATCTCGAGGGCGGGAGGAGCGAAGGCTGTAGTATCTGACGCTCCAGCAGGAAGCACGAATATTGTCCTTGGTGGACAAGAAGTTTCAGTGAATGAGAATGCGCTTGCTTATGCACAAAGATATGCTTCAACTGGTACGTTGCCCAATCCATCGGAACTTAAACTTTCAGGATTATCTGTATCGCAAGTGACGGAACTCGCACGTAATTTACCAAAGCCAGATGGTGCACTGATTGATAATAATACAGGGGTCAAACCATCATCGTTAAGTGCGGCACAAGAAGCAGGAATAACGGCAATGAATGAGATTGTAACTAAAACAATGCCCGCACTTAAAGATAGGTTTAGTAAAATAAATACAGGGTTAGTCGGTGGCACCCTTGGCTCATTGTTCACTTCGCAGGACAGACAGGATTACAATACTTTTCGAGCAGAATTTTTGAGCAAACTTCTTGTTGCCCGTTCTGGTGCGGCGGTTACGGAGCAGGAATACGAAAGGTATTCAAAGTTGCTCCCATCTAATTTTAACCAATTGTTTTTCCTTGGTTCTGATGGTGGAAAAAAGCTTAACTCACTCTCAAATTCGATGCAGACAAATTTGGATAGTACATTGAACACGAATCAACTTTCAGTGATTGGCTATTCTGACGTAAAAAAACAGCTTGAACAATTAAGTCCAACGCAGAAAGCAGAACTAGATAAAGAAGGACTATTACCAGCTTGGTACAAATAATATGGCACTGTCACAACAAGAATTTGAAAAACTGAAAGCGAAACTTGGTGGTACAACAGCTCAGACACCAATTCAGCCCGATAATGGAATGACGCTTGACAAGAATCCCATCAAGCAATTTGGTACTGATGTAGTGACGAATGTCATTGGTTCAATAACCTCTGCTGGTGAAAAGATTTCACAAAATGCGGATAAGTATGCTGGCAAGCGTAGTATAAAAAATCTTGCGCTCAATGTTGCTCATGATGTTGGGGCTATTTCTGGTGGTGTTGTTGGTGCACTTGCTGCACCTATATCTACAGCTATTGCCCCAGTAGCAAAACCTGTTGTTTCTGCAATTACACAAACTGATACGGCACAAGCTCTTAAGGTAAAAATAGATGAATGGACAAAAGAGAACCCAGAAAAGGCGGCACTGATCGGTGATAGTGCCAACCTCGCTTCTTTTCTTGCGCTCGGACTCGTACCAAGTACAAATATTGCGGATATCCATCCTGTTGATACAACAAAGCAAGTAATGGGAACTGTTGGTGGAGATATTAAGAGTGGAGCGGAAACTGTAGGTGGAGTTTTTGGTAAAGGAATAACAAAAGTTGCACCATCGTCAGAAGGTATAATGCAACGCGTCGCGCGCATTCCAAAAGGTCGCCAAATTGCTTTTGAAAAAACCGCAGGAGAGAGCGTTGGTTCATACTTAGACAAGCGTGGAATTTATGGGAACACGGAAGATATCCTAACAAAATTAAGTGACAGATTTATCACGCATCGAAATCTTGCGGATTCTGAGATAGCAAAGCTTCCTGGAAAGTATCAAGCGACCCCAATTAAGACTGCCCTTACTCAACTCATGGAGAGAGAGAAGAATGTCTCATCGCCCGGCGTGTTATCGCCAGACTTTAAGGAGGTGCAAGGTCTTCTTTCAAAATATAACAAAGGAGGATTGAATATGAGTGAGGTAAACCAGGTGAAGCGTCTTTTTGAGCGTAATGTGAAACTTGGGTACCAAAAGACACTTGGAACGAATCCTGACGTAATTGCAAGGGCAACAAATCTTGATAGTGCACTTAGAAAATGGCAATTTACGAAAGCTGAACAGCTTGGACTTAAGAATTTAGGAGAAATAAATAAAGAAACACGACTCGCACGTCAGCTCCTTGATGATCTCGGAAAAGAATCTGCGGGAATTGGAGGAAACAATGCGCTTGGACTAACGGACGCAATCCTTGTATCAGGTGGCGACCCCGCTGCCATTGCAATGCTCATTACAAAAAAAGGTCTTGGTAGCAAAACAGTACAATCAAAAGTAGCAGAGATGCTTTCCAAAAACAAAGAAAAAATAGGCACAGTCAGTGCTGATATTGGAGTTGCAAAACCCACATTGCAAGATTTTATGAATGCCAAGCCATCCACCCCACTAGCAGGACAAGTATCAGGATTATCATCTCCCAATACTACACCCCTCTCCCCCGAAGTGCAACGCATTCTTAATTTACGTCAATAACCATGCCCAACCCAAACACGCAACTCCTCGATAAGCTCAAAACCCTCGACCGCGACCCGAAGCTGGCTATTTTCATCGAGCTTGGGTTGCTGAATGACCGTCTCAAGGAGGTCATTGATGCAGTAAACGCCTCGAAAACAGAGGAAATCACCGTCAAGAATGCAGAAGACCTTAAACTATCCTTGGAACCGTTACAAGCCAATTTTGACGCGCTGGGAGCCTCTGTGAACAAGGTAACGGAAGCAATACAATCTATTCCAAAAGACGAGGTGGTAGATATGTCAGGTGTGGAGAAAATGCTCAAGCAATTGGTGAATAAACCTGTGGAAAAGGTGGACATGTCCGCACTCACAGGCATGACCGCTATCCTCGATGACATCCTCTATGCGGTACAGACGAGTGCGAGCCATTCGAGTGACAAGATGGAAAATCCCGCGGACAAGATTGTCCCTTCAATTGATGGTGGAAACAAAAAACTCCTCGCGATCCTCGACACGATAAACCAGAACATCGTTTCGATTGAGATACCAGACTTCGACTATGAACGTCTCGCGAAGATGATCGGCAAGATTCGCATAGGTGGTGGCGGAAGTGGTGGCGTGACATTTGTTCGCAATGCGTCAGAAGCGATCATCAACCCCGCCACCGAGGAGACGTTGCAGGCAAACGGAATCATTGGTGTACTTTCAACAGTAAACTCGTCAACAACTCCACTTGGAATATCTGCGACGTTCACTGGTTCGGCAGAGGATACGACGAATTACACTGTCGCGTCGGTTGCTATAGCGGTCGACAGAAATGGAACACTTAATGTTGATTTCAGTCCAGATGGAACGAACTGGGACCAAGTACAATCGTATCCAATCACTGTAACTACGGGTGGAGTCGCACAGGGATTCTATTATCAATTCATGTGCGAAGCAAAATACTTCCGATTGCGCTATGTGAATGGAGGCACCGCTCAAGCTGTCTTCCGTCTCCAAACGATATTCAAAAAATATGCAGGTACGAGTGAGGTACAAGCAGTAAATGTTCCACTTCTTTCAAACACTGATGCACTTGTGACAAAGGGAGTTATCTACGGACTTACCACGGGAGGTGGTGGAGGATACGTCGCAGTGAAAGTAACTCCTTCAGGAGCTATTACAGTTGGGAAATCAGGCTTATCAGGAGCAAGTACAAATGGGCAGACAGTACTCACGAGTGCGAATACATGGTATGCCGTTCCATCAACTGCACCTACGGCACCATATGAACTCACAGCAACAATCGAAACTGGTGTTGGTACAGTCCGACGTGCTTTCTCAAATACGGGCGTACCTAGTACAACGAATGGAGAGCAGTCAACATACTCGGTATCCGTAACCCTCGACGCAAATCAAGTAATTTACTTTGGTTCTTCATCGGCTGCGGATAGTATTAATTGGTCAACTAAAATAATTTAATATGGAACAAGCACTACAACAACTTGAGGAACGATTTGCACAACGACTCGCGAATAGGACACAAAATTTACAGGACGCACAGGCTGCGTTGGATAATCTCATTGGTGTCAAGGAGGCAAAGCGAGCACAGATAATTGCATATTATGAAGCAGTTGCAGAAAAGAGTCGATATGACGCAATCGTTAATCAAGGAGCACCAATAATCTAATATGGCAACAAATAAACTTACAGCAGATGAAAGACTTAACTTCTTTAGAAAATTTGAATTGATAGAAGAATTCAAGAAAGAAGCAACTGCAAACAATGATACAATTGGATTATCAGAGCTTTGGAAAATATATTGGGATACGAACAATGAAGCATGGTCTAAGGGCTTATTTGGAATAAGGACAACATAATATATGGCTACAATAACATCTACAACAAATGGAAATTGGTCAGCAGGAGCTACTTGGGTAGGTGGTATTGCTCCTGTTAACGGCGACAAGGTTTACATCGCTCACACCTCTTCTGCTGGTTCTACTATTTCAACAGATGCTGCTGGATATGCTATTGGTGCAACCGCAATCACAATGACGGGCACTGTTGCGGCAGGTTCTTTCGTTGTTGGTGAATCCGTTACCTTCTATGGCGACCCTAATTACTACCCGATTGCTGGCTGGGTGTCGGCAACCAAGGTACTCACTATCGGTGGGGCAGGTCTTATAATCGCAATCCCAGCTTCCTCTACGCGTGTAACAAGTCGTGGACATGTTGTTACTGTTGACGGTGCTGCTATTGAGGGGGGAGACGATACAACTACCGCAATCAATGTTACAGGTACTTTGAAATGGTCTCGTGCGGCTACTTCACAGCTCACTGTACAGGGTGAACTCCTTATTCTTACAAAAGGTACTTATGATATGGGGCAAAGTGCAGACCCTATTCCTGTTGCGTACACCGCAACACTCAAAACAAATCGTTCAGCAGCCCCCGTTGACGGAAAATACGGTGTAACATTCCAAGACAATACTGGACTTTATATGTATGGGGCAACAAAGACAACGAACGCACTACTTGTATCTGATATTGCAGTAGCTGCAACAACAGCTCGCGTCACAGATGGAACAGGTTGGGCTGTTGGCGATAGGGTGATATTCGGGGCTACGGGGACAGTGGTAACACAACAAGATGTTAAAACCATTGATACTATCACTCTAGTATCGGGAACAATTTATGACATCACTTGGATAGGTGGAACAACCTACGGACATAATGCGAATGCGATTGTGGGTAACTTCACCAATAACGTCATTATCACGCCCTACAACACTACCTACCGTTCGTATTTCTATGCGCTCTGGAACACCGTCCAGCCGACGAACTCACGGGAAATCCGCTATGTGACATTCGAGGAGTTAGCCACCAACACCTCTGGTGGAACATTTGCAAAACAAGCGGCACTAACATTCTTTACGTCGGGAGGTAACACTGTTACCGCACCTTGGATTTCTGTGGGTAATCTTGCTTTTTATCAAACACTCGCTTGTTCTGGATTGATGCAGTTCGGTAATAATAAAGAACGCTTTACCGTGAGCGATATTGCAATGTTTTCTGCTTCGGGAACATCGGTCTTATGTTACGCGGGAGGTGTTGCAGATTTCTATCGCGTCAATATCTACAAAGGTTCAACGGGAATGACTTATGGCTATTCTGAGGGTATGCGTAACGCCAGGTGGTACGACTCCGTGTTTACAGGGTGTGCAGGGGCAAATGTAAACTTCAACGGTGGAATCAACCCCGAATATTACCGATGTTATTTCTACTCATCGTTTGCTGGTATATACCAAGGTGTGGCGAATAGTGCGTACTTCTACTCGTGTTATTTTGGCGCAGGAGGGACAACCCCCTCAGGAGCATCGTTTTCGCAAACATATATTGTTTATTCTGCGGTTGGAAACATCGGGAAAGTTACCCTTGAGGACTGCTACTTTGATGCAACAAAAACGATTACGGGTTCGACATATAACCAAGCTCTTCCTTCAATGCAGACTATCGTTGCAAACAAGAATGTTGACCCATCGGCACAGGAAATCTATTCTCCAGCTGGAACGATTGTGCGTGATAATACCTCGAAAGTATCAGGGGTTACATCACTCAAGATGTCTCCACTTAATGCCACGTCGCCCTTAACATTCTCCGTGCTCATTCCCGCACCTACAGGAAACAAAATTGGTGTATCAGGTTACTTGTGGCGAGACACAGCGAATGTCGCAACAGTAACCCTTTCTGGTCTTGGTATAACACCTTCTGTCTACACTGCTTCTGGTTCACTCTCGGCAAACGAGCAATTCTTTGTATCAGGAACACAGACTACGGGTACTGATGGTTTGCTTACACTCACATTCTCAATCGTGGGTACATCGGGAAATATGTGGGTAGACGCTGTTTCTGCACCACAAGCTGCCGCCATTGACTTCGGTGAGTTTGGTTTCTGGTCAGGTGGACTTCCTGCGGCTGTTATTTCAGCCTCGTATGTGTCCGCAGGAGATGTGTGGAATTATTTATTAGCAAACATTACCGTTTCAGGCAGTATCGGTAAACAGCTTAAAGATTTTGCCCGTAACGTATTAAGGATTGGATAACCATGCCAGAAGAACGTCGACACGATTATAAAGACCTTGATGCGAAACTTGATGCCTATATCAAGGCAAATGATGCCTACCACATGAGGCAGGATGAGGTGCACAAGCAGACGAGTGATCTTATATCCGAGATGCACCGTGCACTCAAGGGCGACCCAGTAAATGGTGTCTCAGGGCTTATCGACGATATGAAGCCGATAACTCAGGCATGGCGGTCAATGAAGTGGGCGTTCGGAGCATTCTTGGCAGTGGGAAGTCTCGCGCTTATGATTAAAAGTTTATTTTTTAGACCATGAATCCCCTCACACGTGACGGCGTACTACCAAAAACCATAGACGAGCGCGATCATCTCGGCGGTGTGCTGTTTGACCTCCCCAAGCTCGCTGACCTACCAATCCACTACGTTGTTGAGGGTGGACTCCCTGTCAAAGACCAAGGCATACTCGATTTTTGCTCGGCGTACGCTTCATGCTACGCCTCTGAGTTTCAGGAGGGGGTAATCCTTGAACCGTCATTCACCTTTATGATGAGTAAGGTGCTCACAGGCGACCCCGAAGCATGGGGACAGCAACTTCGTGATATTGCACGCGCACACGCGAAATATGGAGCACTGGAGACAACGCAAATCCCCACCTCACTTGTCGGAAGTATGGATAGAGAAAGACTTGTCGGAATCGAAAACTGGGGGAATATCAAAGACTTGTGCGACAAAGCTATCGTGCACAAAAAAGCGTCATTCTTTGCAATCACTGGTCCATACGACCATTTCGACAACGCCAAAGCGACATTATACAAATTCAAAGACGAACGTCGCGCGGTAGTATTTGGTACATTATGGGATAATTCGTGGAGCGCAGGACAGCGTATCATCGACACACTTCCGCAAAATGGGTTCGGTCATGCGCTCGCTATCGTCGGCTTTACCTACGAGAACGGCACTGAATACCTTGTGGTACAGAACAGTTGGGGAGATAATGGTATACATGGTCGCCATTTATTCACTCGTGAGGTCATCAATCAAGCAGTTGAGCGATACGGGGCGTTCATGTTCTCGGATATTCCAAAAGAGAAGCAACAGTGGTACATGGAGAACGGAATATCAAGCGAAGA